CACCGACCACCAAAGAGGTTAATGATAACATAATAGCACAGTTAGAGGCATCCCTAAATCAATCTATACCTTTACTCCCTAAATCATTTTTACGTGTGTTAGCTAAAGTTATAGCGGGGGTATTTATGCTCCTATATAAGTATGCGGGTTGGGCGTCCCTCCAAATGTTCGTTAGAACCGCTAGTGATCAAGTAACAGAGGTTAACGGTATTTCTCTAATTCCATTAGTGGAGTGGGGTAGGTTGATAGGTATCGGGGACCCCGTGTCTGCTACCAATGCAGAGCTAAACATAACCGTTACCGTAGAGAATCAGACAGGTACGCTACCGTCTGGTACACAACTTATAGGCGCTAAGAATGGGGTTACGTATATCACTATAGGCTCCGTGTCGTTAACAGCCTCCACAGTGACGGCCAGAGTCCGGGCGGTATCCGATCAAGTAGGGGGCGGGGGCGCCGGAGTCATAGGTAACTTAAATGTAGCCGACGTTATGTCATTCGCCAACCCTTTAGCTAATGTGGCAAGGGATACAACTGTATCAAGCATATTGATAACTGCGGCAGACGCAGAAACTACAGAGGCCTATAGACAGCGTGTGGAGGATAGGTTTAAAAATAAACCGCAGGGAGGGGCGTACGCGGATTATAGACAATGGGGAGAAGAAACAGCGGGAATAATACATATTTACCCGTACACCAGCGTTAACCCCGGTCAAGTGGATGTATACTGCGAGGCTACGGTGGCGAGTTCCGGGAACCCCGACGGCATACCAACGTCCGCGCAGTTACAAGCTGTAGAGGATATTATAAACTATGACGTATCGGCATTAGCGACTAGACGTCCAGCGGGGGCACTTGTAACTGCCTTTGCGATAACTAGGGTAACTTTTGATATAGTTATATCAGGGTTAAGTGCTCCGAACCTAGCAGATACTAAAACCGCTATAGAGGCCGCACTGTCCGAGTATTTTACCAATAGAGAGCCGTTTATATACGGACTTGATATACCACCCCGAAATGATAGCATATCTAAAACAACCGTAGCGGGAAACGTAGACGATATAGTGCAGGCCGCTAATGGTGTATTTATAGACGCCTTTGTGTATAATGCAGGCAATAGCGTAAGTATTTACACATTGCAAGAGGGTGAAAAAGCAAAACTCGGGACGGTTACGTATATATGATCAGCGAATTATTTTTAAGGATATTTAACCATCTGTTACCAAATGCACGGGCGTGGCGTCTTACCGTGGACTCTACGTTACGTAATTTATTCGCGGGGCTTACCTCAGCGGGAGCGGATGTTAAACTATACTTTGATCTTTTGCTATATGACTTTCTACCCTCCACAACTAGGGAGCTGGACGCGTGGGAAGAACAATTCGGACTCCAAAACTACGGGCTTACAGAGGCACAGCGTAGAGATAGACTAGATAACACATGGAAAAGTACAGGGGGCCAAGACCCGTATTACATACAAGCCACGCTACAAGCTAGGGGGTTCGATGTATATGTCCATGAGTGGTGGGTACCCGGAACGGAACCTCCGCCGGGAGATCACTCCGCGGCGACACCGAGAAACCCACTTCTATATCTTAGGGATAGTGGGTCGGAGCCTATATACTTAACAGAGTGTGGAGAACCTTTGGCGCAGTGTGGAGAGTCCATAATGGGGGCGGGGGATACATTAAGCCCTCCGGGGTATGTATTGGTAAATAAGGTATACGAAGCACTAGCGGCATTTTTCGAGTGTGGGGAACCTTTGGCACAGGCAGGGGAAACCCTAGCGGAATGCGGGGAGGTACTATATTGGTATTCCTCAGTATTAAAAACGTATACCGTACCGTCAGACCCAGCTACGTGGCCCTATTTCCTATATATAGGGGGTAGTACTTTTGGAACCATGGCACAGATAGACCCAAAACGGAGAGACGAGTTAGAGGACCTATGCTTGCAGATATGCCCGACACAGTTATGGCTAGGGATGTTAATAGACTACTCCGTGGCCTCTATAGGTACGACTAGCTACGTAGTTACGGACGCGGGTAATAACATCGTTACCGACGCGGGTAACTTGGTAATATATACAATATAAGGATGAAGATATGGCAGATATAAACTTAACAGATGCTCTACTCGGTGAAGATAGACAAACGATTAAAGACGTTATGTATAGTAGCATAAACACGCGCATAGCTAATTTTTCTACACTTCAAAGTACAGATACAGCAAAGATAACTTGGGTTAATCTAACCGAGTTGTACACAGGGGTATCAGATAGTGGCGGCGCATTCTATTGGAGCGCTACCACGGATAAATCAACCGCAGACGGGGGGCTGGTACTAGACCCTACCGTATCTATAAACTTGCAAGGCTCGGGAGTAGGCCTCGGGTGCTGGGTAAGGGCGAACTATGACTATATAAACGTTAAATTTTTCGGAGCTAAAGGCGACGGGGTAACCGATGATACAACTACTATACAAAGGTGTATTAGCGCGTGTTATGGTAAAACTGTATTTTTCCCTAAAGGAACTTACTGTGTAAGCTCTACGATCACTATAAACTCACAAATAAACATTATAGGGGATGGGTTCCTTAAAGATCAATATAGTTTCTCGGGTACTACTTTCGTTAACGCCCATAATACTGTTATTAAGAATATAGGGACGGCGTTAACGGGGGGTGTGGTATCTGTAGAGACTAATACCACGTCTACGGATAAAACGTCAGGGGTTAATATGCACAGTATCGCGATACTAGCGGAAGAACAGGCGGACTATGCATTAATACTTAAAAGTGTAGATAGGTGTATATTTGAGGATATGTCTTTAGAAGACGGGACTGTATCTCAGCTATATCTAACTACCGCCGACCCTGCCACCGTGACCATGCCTAACGTATCATCAAGAGATACACAGCAATGCTTATTTAGGAATATATTTGCTAAATCACTCGTATCTACTGCGGACGGTATCACATTAACTTCTTTCGATCACGTGGACGGAAGAAACACGAGTGTTAACCAATTTGAAAACTGTTACGTACGTCATAAGAATGGCACCGCCTATAAGTTAAGAAGTTGCGATTCTAATGTTTTTATACATTGTAGGGCCACAAGGCTATTAACTGACACCGGGTTGGCGGTAGAGTTATTCGGTAAAGAGGCGGGGGATGTTCTTAACAAATACGCTAGAACAAATATTTTCTATCATTTCTTATCTTCACAAGGTGGTATTTTAAGTAAGGCTGGGGATGGTACGTATCCGGCAGTAGATAACGCTTTTATAGGTATGAATATCGACGGGAACGCCGTAAACATAACCGTTACGGAGGAGGCCGGGTCAAGACTATCTTATGTAAATCAGAGACATTCCAGCGGCCTAGATATGGAGCAGGGGGTGAGTTTTAAAGCAGGTGACGAACTATATGCAACTAGAAACAGTGCGAGAGCACAGATAGACACTGCATTAACTACGGCAGGGTTTGGTGCTTTTGCCCACATGTGTACTAATGGGGACGGTATAAACCTATTAGCCCTTATGAATTGGTCAGGCCCTACGATATGGAACGCACAGGTAGAGAACACCTCGGGGGACCTAACATTCACAAAGGCATACGGTAACGTAGGTAGGCTATACGCCCCGTCATTTAGCTCTAAGCGTAGAGTAGTAGGGGGAAGTCCTACATTAGATAATGATGATGCGGTTATGCTTGTAGACGCATCGGGGGCTAGCCGTGTAGTAACTCTCCCGCTAATGTCCGCATTTAACGGTAGAAGTCCTAGGATGAAGATAGTACGTACTGATACGAACGGAGCGAATACGGTTACTATTCAGATTCAGGGTACAGATACGTTAAACGGGGGTACATCGGAGACCATAGCCGTGGGAGCTGGAAAAGACTACGTCGGGGACGGTGCCACCGCTTGGTATTCGTACTAATTGTGATATAATATACTAAAAGGAGTAAATAATGGCTATTAACCCTAATACGCAATATCCCGGAAAAACTGCTGGGATAAGTACTAACTACCCATTCGGACAGGCCCGAAACGTTACAACGTCGGGGGACGGAACAGGTACCCCTTGGGAGGCCGCGTTAGTTAATGATCTATTCGGTATGCAACAGAGGCTCCTAGGTGTATTAGGGCTAACACCTACGGGGACGCCCGATAACGCAGTATCGTCTCAGTATGTAGATGCTATGTGGACGCTATTGGCTGGTACTCGAACGCTAACCCATAATATGACCACAGATGCGGACTATACTATAGGTACAACGGACGCTAAAGAAGTGTTATACGGTAGGTATGTTATAACAGACACGGGGGTAGTACTTACCACGGGGCGTAATATCATCGTAGATACTGTAGAGCGAGACATAGTCGTGGTTAATAGTACCGCCCAGACATTAACCGTTAAAACGTCAGCGGGTACAGGTATAGCAGTACTCGCGGGTGTGACTGCGTCTCTAAGATGCGATGGCACTAACGTGGTATCAGGGGATTATATTATATCCGTTGATACGTCTAACTTTGATCTTATAACATATCGAGGGGAATTCCTGCATGATGTGACCGCGGATGCAGACTACACGGTAACAGGGGTTAATAATTTATATCAACGCCTTAAGATAACAGACACGGGAGTAGTACTGACCACGGGGCGCAATATCATCGTAGACGTAACGGACCGCCGTTTTATATTCGAGAATGCAACATTACAGACATTGACCGTTAAAACGTCAGCGGGTACAGGAGTGGCAGTTCCAGCGGGTGGAGTCGTTGCGCTTAGGGCCGATGGTACTAACGTTGTAGTGGGTGAGAATGGGTTAGGGTATAATCAACTTTATGCAGATTATACAGGGTCCAGAAGTTCGGGAGTATCTTACCAAAATACAGACGGAAAACCTATATTTATTTACATAGGTTACGACTCTACTGTGGCGAACGGAAACGCGGCGCAAGTATCCCCGGATAATGTTACATGGTATACCGTTGGGAGTACATCTAACGTAGCGTCGGAGGGTAACGGTTTTATAGTCCCGGACGGGTATTATTATAAGTCTAATACTGCTAACTTTACGGTATGGACAGAGTTAAGATAAGGAGTAGATAATGGCATATTTTGATGATAGTAATGGCGGGGTAATTTGGTACGATGATGATCAGATAGCAGAGGGTAGAGCGGATGGATTAACTGAAATAACAGAGGCAGAAAAGGACGCAATAGTAGCGGCGAATATCCCAGAACCTACAGTATTGGAGCAGATAGAAGCACTAGAAGCAACAATAACACTACGTAACTATAGGGAGGCTATAATGGGCGATTCGTACGCGCTCGGTGTAATTTCTGATGTGGACTCACAGATAGCAGTATTAAGATCACAGTTATAGCCATAAGGGAGATAGTAAAGATGGATGATAAGATCAAAGAGGCGGAAGAATTCGGCGCTATAAAAGCAAGTTTTGATATATTTATATCTCAGTTTAAGCAGTTCACGGATACCGTGGAGCGTAAGTTCGAAAAAACAGATAAACTTATAGAGAATATGCAATTAAACGCACAGGCCAAACCCGTAACTCTTAACGGCATATTGGCTAGTTTAGCTACGCTATTCGTGATCATAGGCGCTCTTTTCACCGCCGTGATTATGACTATAAACTACTCTAACGGACCTATCCGTACACAAACGGAGCAGATTGTAAAATCACTAACGATCATGCAGGCACAGCAACAACAAAACAGCCTTGGGGTCCAGCTACTTAATAAAGAGGTGGCACAGACCGTTAACAAAACCGCGTCTAATACGGATACTATTCAATGGATGCTATTTGATGAGAACATACCTAAACAAGTGACTATAAACTCTAAAGATATAGACACCCTAAAAGATGCAGTATCAGAACTAAAACAGCAAAGGAGTAAGTAATGGCTAAAGTAACACCGAAGCGTAAGACAACAAGCAAACCTAAACCACGAACATACCCGGGAACTAAATAAGGAGTTTATTATGGGCGGATTAGTTGATTTTTCATTAGGCGACGTTGGCGACCTTTTTAGGGGCGTTAGAGAGGCAATCACGGGTGAGGGAATAAAAGACCCGGAGGAGAAACTAAGGCTATTAAGCGCGTTACAGGAGGCCGAGTCCAAGACTATGGAAGCAAGGGCTAAGGCTATAGTAGCGGAGGCATCGAGCGATCATTGGATAGTATCCGCATGGCGTCCGTTAACGATGTTAGTATTCGTTTCGATCATAGCTAATAATTATATTATAGCTCCGTATTTTAAATCGTGGGGATATGAAGTCCCCACCCTCGATATACCTCCAGATATGTGGACGCTGTTACAGTTGGGTATCGGGGGATATATTGCA